AGTTGCAAACTGCCAGACGTATCCCCAGCTATAGCTATAGCCGTTCCTGTTGTTGTTCCTGCGCTTATCGTGCTTGCCATGTTTTATCCTTTCAATGCCGCTATCTGTGCTTGTGGTGGATTTGTAATCACACCATCAGTATAAGTTCCACCTATTCGACCATCCATACTAGGCATAACTAATAAATATTCTTCAAGTCCATTAGGAACACCTGATTGTTCGGTTTTATAATCAACTATATTGACTACTAAATTTGTTGTTGTATCTATAATACAATGTCTAATAAGCATGATTTTTATCCAAAGAAAGCGGTTACAATAATTAATCCACCGCCACCTATGCCACCTGCAAAGGCAGATGCTCCAGCAGCCCCTACAGCCCCACCAGCACCTACAGCATAAGCATAAGTTGAAGAAGGTGAATTAATATAGGCTTCAATATATCCACCTGCACCGCCACCGCCGCCTACAGCCCCAACTGAAACAGGACAGCCACCACCTGCGCCACCACTTCCATTTGCTCCATTACCCCCAGCTTGATTTTCCTGGCCTCCCCCACCACCACCAAAAGCACTATTCCCACCTGGGCTGGATACTATATACGCTGAAGTAACACCAGTACCCTGAAAAGAGCCACCTGTTCCTTGGCCACCATTTAATAAAATTCCTGTTGCTGGTGATGCTACTGTTCCTCCACCACCATTAGCAGCAGTTCCAGTTGCAGCGAGGGAACCGCCAGCTCCACCAAGACAAGTTAATAAAGATGTTCCAAAAGTAGTGCTGCCACCAGTACCACCAGCAACACCATTATTTCCACCTCCGCCTCCGCCACCTCCACCAACCATTTTTACATACAGGTATTTAGCATTAGTAGGTACTGTATATGTACCTGTGCCTGATATATAATTTGTTACTTGTGGTGCGCTATATAAAGCAAGCGTACCAGTAGTAGTAGGTAGGGTTAGTGTGGTACTTCCTGATACCGCAGGTGCGCTGAGAGTTATTGAACCGCTGGTATCTCCGCTTACAATTAAATTTGCCATATATTATCCTTAAAGTACAACCCAACGGCTTCCGCTGGATATGGTTACGCTTAAACCACCGGGTATTGTGAAACCACTTGTTCCACCAACACTTTGTGCGCTTTGACCAGAAGCAACGGTATAACTCGCCACCAATGTAGTTGCATTTACAAACAATCCATTTAATGCTACTGGGACTGACGCTTGAAATTCACCAGTAGATGGCTTGTACAGTAGTTTAGCATTACTTGTGTAAACTGTCGTAGGTGTGCCAGATGTAGCTGCCGCGAACATTGGGTATACATCAGTAGCAGTAGCTGTGTCGTTACTTAGAGAAGCACCAGCAGATACGGTACCCCAACTTGTGTTAGTTCCGTCAGACGTTAGGTACTTGCCATTTGCTGACACTTGGGATGGGGCTAGGGCATTAAACGCTGTATTAGCTGTAGTCTGACCTGTTCCTCCGTTGGCTATTGCTAATGTACCAGCTAAGGTAATTGCGCCTGTGGTTGCGGTATTTGGCGTTAAGCCTGTTGTGCCTGCGCTGAATGATGTCACCCCACCAGTAGATGCCGCCCACGCTGGAGCGACTCCAACGCCTCCAGCTGTTAATACATAACCAGCTGTCGTCGAAGCTAGCTTAGATAATACGTTCGTAGCTGAAGCGTATAAAATGTCACCAGTGGTGTATGTGGTTATGTTTGTTCCACCGTTACCAATCGCTAGGGTTCCACCGACTGTAACAGCACCAGACGTCGCTGTAGAAGGAGTCAGGCCAGTTGACGCGAAGGTTATTGAGGTTACTGGTGTGGTTACTGCGTTATCAGCAAGTAGCTTAACGGTACCTGTATTATCTTTGTAGTACAGCTTGCCGTCAGTGATGTTTATCGCCAACTCACCATTAGCAAGGTTGCCAGAAGTTGGAGCAGCCGCCGCAGTCGTACTGTAATACAACTGAATTGGGGTGTAATTTGCTTGTGCCATTTAAAATGTTCCTCCAGATATTCCGCCCGGTACAAATAACATTGCGCCGTCAAATGTCAATGCTGACCCCATTATAAGTTGATTTCCAGCGTTTTGATAAGCCACGCCATAAGATGTTCCGTTTAGAGCATACAACTCTGTAATGTCACTGTTAGTGCCTGACTTAGCGGCAACTAGGTTAGTTCTTGCATCAGTAGCGTTTGTTGCCCCTGTGCCGCCATTGACGACTGCCACAGTGCCAGAGGTAATCTGGTTACCGTCAATCGCAATTGAGGCGTTGGATGCAAGAGTCAACTGACCCTGTGCATTGACTGTAAACGTACCTACCTGAGTGGCAGAGCCATACGATGCCGCGGTGACAGCGGTGTTTGTGATACTGAACTGCGTTCCTGTAAGGGTTAGTCCTGTACCTGCGGTGTATGCGCCCACACCAGCAAATTGAACCCAAGTGATGGGGGTTGTGCCTAAAGTGCCACCAGCATTTGAAGTGCAAACCCAACCAGTGTCAGCATATAGGGTTCCTTGTTCAATGAAGGTAAACGCGCCGGGGACTTCTAGCCAATTGTCCATATCCGTTGCACGAGTCCATGCGCCCGACGCAACCAAATAAATTCCGTTGTCTTGGCTCAAGGTTTGGTCTTTAACCAAACACCTATCCCCAGCAATCAACACTACACTGTCAATAGTTTGCGTTCCAGACAGGGTGATGTTGGCTGTTGTTGCCGCCACGCAAGAGGCTTTAGGGTCTAATCCTTGGGCTACTGCATCAACATACTGCTTGGTAGCCAATTCCAGCGCCGACACGGGGTCTTGAGTTACAGCAACCGAAGTCAATCCACCTAAAGTAAGACTTGATGCACCCAAAGCAATCGCAGTTGTTCCAACAGTCACAGAGGAGTTGGTCAACGAGGCATTGCCAATGTTGCTCAAAGTATTGTTTGAGCCACTGATTGTTTTATTTGTTAGCGTCTGAGTGCCAGTTAATGTTGCAACAGTTGAGTCAATAGCAATCGTGACGGCAGAAGAGCCGTTGTACGAAGTGCCACTCAATCCTGTGCCAATGGTCAGAGGATTTGTTGTATTCGCAGTAATCGTTCCAGAAGCGCCCAAAGCCACCGTGACACCGTTGTAGGTCACAGAGCTGTTGGTGAGCGAAGCATTACCAATATTACTCAAAGTATTGGTTGCACCACTTATGGTCTTGTTGGTCAGCGTCTGAGCTGCGGTATTGGTTGTGACAGTGTCTGCCCCAACGGTTGCCGAGGTCATGTTGAACGTGCCATCCGTTACGGTCTTACCTGTAAAGGTCAAGGCATTAGGCAAAGACAACGTGACAGTTGATGTGCCCGTTGAGGTTATTTCGTTTGCTGTACCGTTGACGGCGGTTACCGCCCCAATTGAAACGGCGCTGATAGCCACGTTAGCGGCGGCAGTCAGTTGACCTTGAGCGTTGACCGTGAAGGTTCCGACATCAGTAGCGGAGCCATACGATGCGGCTGTTACGGCTGTATTAGCTAGGTTTAGCGTACCTGTTGATGTGATTGTACCCTGTGGGCCTGCGCCTACATCTAATCCTGTGCCAGCCGTTACGGCTGTAACGCCAAGTCCTGCCGCTATAGAGTTCCATGCGTTAGCGGTGTAACCCTCTAATGTAGAGTTGTCTGTGTTGTATCTAATAGTGCCATTTGGTGGAGACACAGCCCTATTAGCCGTAGTCCCACTAGGCAATGACACGCCAGCTACACCGGGCAATACTGGGTTGCTAGATATAGCTATCGTCGGATTGCCAGCAGATGCATTGCCATTAGCGACAGATATTTGGTCGGTTGTACCAACAATAGTAACTGGTGCTAGGGTCGTACTAGCGTTCATGGCAACTAAGCCAGTCCCTATCATTTGTGATAAAGATAGCGGTAAACCAGCCAAAGCTACAACTGGATTGCCAGACTGACCATCACCATTGGTTACAGCCAATCCTGAGCCTGTTACAGCGATGTTTCTGTTGGCTAGGGTACTAGCACTAGTCTTTACAACAAAACCGTTTCCTAGCGTTCCTAGAGCCTGTGCCGCGCCTGTTAGATTAATCTGTAGAAGACTCTGCGCTCCGCCGTCAGTAATCTGCAATCCAGAGCCAACTCCAACGTATCTACTGTTAGCTAGAGTAGCCTCTGCGTTTACAGTTAAGAAGGTCTGTGTTTGGTTAGGGGAGGATGATATTGCCGACGTAGTAGTCTGTACTGTCACCCCATTCTGTACGATAGGTACAGCCTCGGTGCCAGTAATAGCTCCTGCGGAGGGAAGGTTGGTTATCTGCACATTTGCCATATTTAGGGACTCAGATTTAAGTTGTCAAGATTACCATTATCTTCAGGCGTTTGCGTGTTCTGTTCTGGAGAAATAACAAGCTGTGCATTGCCAGTAGTAACAAGTGCATTAGGGTCAAGCGCCACACTAACGTCTGGGCGTGGGAACCTTAAATTAATACGTTCTGTCTTACGTGCTGGTAAGCGATAGGGGTCGAAGTTATCCTTGCACCCTTCCTCGCATACCCGAAGTCCGGGGAAGTTGGGGTCAGGCCCTAGCGTTACAAACGCCCTCTTCATTTTACAGCGGTCACATACCCCTATCGCTAAGGATGTGAGACCACGCGTGTCCATGAAGATGGGCATTAGCGTGTATACACTGAAATATTGGGAGCCCAGTAGATAGGCGACTTGTCGCGCTCCTCCTGCTCAGCCTCATTAAGATATTGAACTGCCATTTTCTCTAGGTACTGAATCCTATCCAAGCCCACCTGTGGTAGCTCTAGGCTCATCCTGTGAGACAGGTTCATCAAGACAGCCTCGTACCAACGCTGAGGTATCTCTAGTTCGTCTGTGAGAGCGCCAACGTCCTCTATCTGGCGTGAGTACCACACTGTCATCTGCACGAAGGCATCTGATGGGGTAGGCCAAAGATACACGGTAGGCAAAGGTATTGTCCTATCGAACCAGTATTGGAATGGCTGATTGGCTGTGAAATTCTTGTTGGGTAGGTTAGTGTAGTCGTCACGGTTAAGTCGTGACATTTGTAGCTCTGTGCTGTTATTGCCAAAATACAGCTCTCTCAGGCTCAGCGTAGTACCGCCTGTAGCTCTCATCCGATAGTACAAAACATTCTGTCCGGGGTCTATGTCTTGCCATACCCACTCATTGTCTGAGACTGCTACGTCAGTTCCAGTGTAAAGGTTGTTCCATGTACTGCCATCTGTAGAGAATTCGTATACATAGTTCAATACAGCACTACCGCCTCCAGCCACATAAGGGAGTATTCCTATAGAGCCAATGTACTGAGGATTGTTTGTGCCGTAATTGACTGCGATGTTGCCATTCGCTGAGTTCTGTACGCAGAAGGTTGAAGTGTCACCATCGTACACATTGGCTACTACACCACCAGCAGAGGTAGTATATTGCCCTGTTGGGCGTTCCATGGTGCGGTACAGCACATTCAAGGCATCAACTGAGCCTTTGGGTAGGTTGTATATGTAACGGTTTGGGGTTAGTCCTATAACCTCTTTGTTTATAGCCCAGTATTGGATGCCGATATTAATCAGGCTAGATAGGAAGAAGTACAGGGATTCACGAGCTGATAGAACTTGCTCAGAGGTCAGCTCTTCAGCTAGCTTTCCACAACGCCTAGCCCCATGGTCTATGAGCTTCTGAACATTGATTACCGTTGTGCCAACTGTGCCTGAGTAAGCCATTTAAATTTACCAAGTGCTTGTTTTATTATTGTACCTTACATGACCTTTTGGTACTATCTTTTTATTATTTTGGCTGACTTCTTAAATGATTCAGCAGTTGGGGCACCTTTTGAACCAACCTTACGCATACGTTCACCAGAGCCATCAGCAATTCTTTGCTGTTTGCGATGAATGTTTTCATATAAACCGCCCCCTTTAAATTTCTTACCTTCGTCAGCTTTGGTAAACTCCTTTCCCACTTTTGTAGGAATGCCCACCTTCTTGGCGAACGCAGGGTTATGTGCGACAGCCGCCATAAGTTTGTGCTGAGATGGTGATTTGCTTGGCATTATCCGCAGAAAACAGTTA